AGTATTTCAAAACAAAGGTCTGGTGTTAATGCCGGTCAGTTCATTGGTTTTGACCCACTTACAAGAACAACTGCCAAAAAAGAAATTGGTTACGGTGATGTTGATGCAACAATGGATAAGGCAAATGATAATCCAAATGCATCAGTAATTAAAAATCGTTCAGGTGTGAGTAATGTGGAAGCATACGATTCCAAAAAAGCATTATCTGCTTTTAGTTTAGCACAAAATTTCAGTAAATATATTAAAGAAAAAGACCCAACATCATTATCTAAATTAGACAATGTTGAATCATGGATGTTTCAACGAAAAGCAATTATTGAAAATCTTATGTCAAAAAGACTTAAAATTGCTATGCCAGGAAACTTTCAATTGACTTCTGGTTTCAATTTGAATTTAAGAGTTCCCGATTTCTCGATAAAAGAAACTGGTGATGATGTGAATGAAGACCGTAATTTAAGTGGTAAGTATTTAATTGTAGCCACTCGACACATTATTGGTTTCGAAAAGCACGAAACAATCATCGAAGTTGCAACAACATCTAATGAACTTGGATTCGTTCCACAAAGTGTGGACCAACAAAATAAAGTATTGAAGAATTATGGATCATACTGAAGATAGTATCGACAAAGACTTTGCTGGTAAAAACGGATTCGTTTGGTGGGTTGGTGTTGTCGAAGCAATCAACGATCCATTAAAACTTGGTCGGTGTCGTGTTCGTTGTGTTGGATGGCATACAGACAATAAAGCGTTATTACCTACAGATTCTTTGCCTTGGGCACAATCTGCATTACCAACAAATAATGTAAACCCATACCCACCAAGGCAGTCTGATATGGTGTTTGGATTTTTCACAGATGGTTCAAATGGGCAAGACCCCATAATTCTTGGTGTGCTTCCTGGTATACCTCTTATTGCTGCAAACTATCAACAAGGTTTTAATGATGCACGAACAAGTGCTGAACTAACTGCATCACCACGCACACCTGCATCTAAGACATATAACACAGATGGAACTGGTATAAAGATTACTGAAAAATCTGCGGCGGAATCCAATCCACGCATCTTAGATGAACCAACAACATCACGCCTTGCACGTAATGATGAGAATATGGCAAGCACATTTGTGCAAGAACGCAAAGACAATGTTGTAACTGTAGCTGGTGTTAATTCAAGTTGGACCGAACCAACAACAAAATATGCAGCCAAGTATCCATACAATCGTGCTATAGAAACCGAGTCTGGTCATATTATGGAGTTTGATGACACACTAGGCAAAGAAAGAATTCAAATTGCTCATCGTAATGGTACATTCCAAGAAATGTTTCCTGATGGAGATAAGGTCGAGAAGATTACTAAAGACAATTACGAAATCGTCATGGGTAATGACCGTGTTTATATTATGGGTAAGTGTCAAGTCACTATTCAAGGTGATGCTGAAGTCTATGTTAAAAAGAATGCGTACATGAAAGTTGATGGTAATTACCAAGCAACGATTGGTGGTACTTGTAAAATAACATCGAGTGGTAATATGACATTGACCGCTCCTAGAATAGATTTGAACCCATAATGCCAGCAGTCTCACGCAAATCAGGAACCGATTCAATCTCAACTGGACACGGTTGTGATGCTACAACTGTAACTGACCAAGGTTCATCAGATGTTCTTGTGAATAGTATTGGAGCAGTTCGTGCGGGTGACTTATGTCAAGTTCATTTGGTTCTTGTTGGTAGTTCTTGTGTACCACATACCGTAGCATTAACTTCTTATTCTGGCAGTGTTTTTGTCAACAGTAAAGGTGTGGGAAGACAAGGTGATGCGTATTCTGGGCATACTATCACATCTGGTTCCAGTAATGTTTTCGCAGGAGGTTGAATAAATAAACGATGTCAACAAAAATAACATCAAACGACCCAACAATTACGGCTGAGAGGTCATTTAAAGACCTCGATTTGAATTTTACTCCTCACCCAATTAAAAAAGATGTGAGCAGACATTACAATGAAAAAGCAATTATTAATTCAGTTAAGAACTTAGTTTCTACCAATTTTTACGAAAAACCTTTCCAACCAGATTTTGGTGCGGGAATTAGAGGCTTATTATTCGAACCCGTCGATTCGGTATTCGGTGCTTCTATTGAAAGAAAGCTGAGTGAAACGATAAACAACTATGAGCCAAGAGTGGCCATCGAATCTATCACTGCAATACCAGACCCAGATAATAATGGTTACAAAGTCAAAATGGTGTTCTTTATTATAAACTCACCAAATCCAGTAACGATTAACTTCTTTTTAGAGCGTATAAGATAAAATGACACAACGTCTAAGAGTAACTGAACTTGATTTTGATACAATCAAGCAGAATTTAAAAACATATTTACAAGCACAATCTGAGTTCACCGACTACGATTTTGAAGGTTCCGGCTTATCTGTTCTGCTTGATATCCTAGCATATAATACGCATTACAACGCTTATTATCTGAATATGGTAGCAAACGAATCTTTCTTAGACACCGCTTTATTACGTGACTCAGTTATTTCCCATTCTAAAGTTTTGGGATATTTGCCATATTCAAGAAAAGCTCCTGTTGCAAATGTTAATTTTACCGTAGTTTCATCTACAACTGATGAGGCCACTGTTACTATTCCAAAAGGTTTTCGTTTTCTATCAAATGAAATTGATGGCATAAGTTATGCATTCGTCACACTGCAAGAGAAAACTGCAACTAAAGCAAATACAAATTTTGTATTTGAGAACTTGGAACTCTATGAAGGTCAATTGGTAACATATTCTTATGCTTATGACCAAGCAACGAATCCAAAACAAATATTCTCAATTCCCGATGAAGGCGTTGATATTTCATCCATTCTGGTAACAGTACAACCATCATCAACAAGTACCGCATCTGAAGTCTACACATATGCACCAGATGCATCTGAAACCACAACAACTTCAGCAGTTTTTTATCTTCAAGAAAATAGAGGGCAAAAATATGACCTTTATTTTGGCAATGATGTGATTGGTAAAAGTATTACTGATAAATCTATAGTTAGTATTTCTTATTTGATTACAAATGGGAGCCTTGCAAATAAAGCTAATAATTTTGTGGTTGCTGGGCAAACTTTAGTCGATTCTCTAGCAGTCAATCAATCTAATTTTATAGTTGATTCGGTTAGTGAAGCTGCGGGCGGTGCGGAACGTGAGAGTGTAGATTCGATTAAATTTAGCGCACCATTACAGTTTACAACACAAAATAGATTGATAACAATTAAAGACTATGAATCCTATATTATTAAAAATTATCCATCAGTAGATTCGGTTTCAGTTTGGGGTGGTGAAGATGAATCACCTCCAGTTTTTGGTACTGTGTTTTTATCATTGAAACCAAAACAAAACTACTATCTTTCAAATACAGAGAAGCAAAGAATCATCGATGATATTTTAAAACCAAAAGCGGTTGTTGCAGTACAAACCATTATTCGTGATCCAGAATACCTATATCTGTTGGTATATCCAGAAGTTACATATGATTCAAAGAAAACCATTTTAACTACAGAACAATTAAAAACTGCGATTAGAAATGCTGTGATAAGTTATAAAGGAACTTACTTAAATAAGTTTAATTCGAAGTTTATTGGTTCTCAATTACAAGAAGACATTACCGCAGTAGATAAAAATTCAATCATTGGCACAAAAGTTATCGTTCGTTTGCAAAAAAGATTTCAACCAACTTTGGGAACAGGTACTTCGTATACATTATACTTTAATGCACCACTTTATCGTGGAACATTGATAAACAAATTGACATCTACATACTTTAAAGTGTATGACAATTTTGGTGTGGAAAGAGAAGTTATTCTTGAAGAAGTTCCACAATCATATAGTGGAATAAGTTCAATCTCTGTTATTAATCCTGGTTCAGGTTACACATCTGCTCCAAATGTTAGTATTACTGGTGATGGAACAGTAGCAACAGCCGTAGCAACAATTCTTAATGGAGTAATTCAAAAAATTACTGTTGTAGATAGAGGCACAGATTACACACGTGCAATCGTTACCATCGAAGGTGGTAATGGATATGGTGCTTCTGCTGCTGCGGAAATTGATGCGAAAACTGGCACACTAAGAACAGTTTATTTTGATACCTTATCACAAAAACAAATTGTAGATTCTTCCGCAGGAACAGTCAGCTACGATTCTGGTAAAGTAGTCATCAATAACATTTTGATTAATTCCGTTACTTCAACGGATGGATATATTAGATTGTCTATTGAAGCAAACAAAAGTATTATTAGTACCCTAAAAAATACAATTATAACTATAGATGAAGATGACCCAATCTCGATTAGTACAACACTAGAAACTGTATAATGTCAGCTAATACCGATTTAAAAACATCCGTTCTTGTAAGCCAAGAAGTTCCTGAATTTGTTAGGGACGAATATCCTACGTTCATTGCTTTTATGGAAGCATACTATGAATTCTTGGAAACAAAACAAGGAACAGAAAACAATGATTTAATCAACCAGTCTAAAAAGTTAAAAACTATT